ACGGATTTGTTAAAGTTGATGAAATTAAGATTGACATTTCAGATGAGAAGTTAGAAGAATATGGAAATCCTAATAGATTTGAATTAGACGAAGACCAAGAAGACTATAGAGATAAAGTTATTGAAGGTTCAAGGACTCAAGTTATTATGGGACATACATTAACTTATGTTTGTAAAGAGAGAGGTGAAAAGATTGCAGTTTCAGTTCCAAATAATGAGTATGCGGCTATGTATAAAAAGAAGAAGAAGGAGGAATAGTTAATAGTATATAGATAAATATATATTACTAAGTATAAACTAAGTATATGTCAAAAGAAGATTTAATAGACATTTCAACTAGACCCGACTTTAAAGAGATTACTGCAAGAGGTGGAAGAGCAAAATCAGTTAAGAAAACAACAGCTAATAGAATAAAGGCTTTAAAATGGACGAAACCAGAGAATCTTGAAAAGAAGTATTTGGAAATAGTAAGGAACCCAGAAGTATCTGCATTACAGATTGCTAGTATTATCGGAGATATGTTAAAAAACGAAACATTAACTCAGAGAACGAAAGTTGAGTTAATTGGTAAAATGGTTCAAGCGCATACTGCAATTCATGGAGCAAAAAGTAAGAATATTAACTTAAATGTTGATGTTCAGCTCGATACGATTATTGATAAATGGAGAGAAAAGAGAAAAGAAATTATTAAAATAGAAGATGGTCCATGAGATTATTGATTTTGTAAAATGTTTCTTTGATTTTGAACCTCATGAATATCAAGAAGCATTTCTAACTGCATGTTGTTATGAAAGTCGAGTTGCAGCATTATGGGCAAGACAGTTAGGTAAGTCTACTGCTATTGCTAATTATTGTAATTTTGTTTTATTAACTAGACCCAATACAACAATTATTATTATTTCTCCAAAACAAAGACAGTCGAGTGAATTATATTTGAAGATAAGAGATGTTATTGAACGAAGTAGTCTTCTTTCTAATTTTGTTACACAATCCACTCAAACTGAATTAAAACTTGTTAATGGTTCGAGGATTATATCTTTGCCAAGTGGACATGATGGTGGTTCGATTAAAGGATTTACAGGAGATATTGTTATTCTGGAAGAATGCGGAATGATGAAGGATAGTATTGTTAATGAAGTTGTTATGCCGATGATTGCTTCAAAACCACATGGTCAGGTTATTAAGATTGGTACACCAAAAGGTAAGAACAATTTCTGGCAGAGTTGTTTCGGAAGAGAAACAAAGTATAAGTTATTTCATGTTGATTATAAAGAAGGATTGCGAGCTGGACAATATGGTGAAGAGTTTATTAATGAACAGAAGAATAATTTAACTGAATTGGAATTTAAAACAGAATATGAGGCTCAGTTTATTGAAGATTCGGATTGTTACTTTAAACAAGAGTTGATAGAAGATTGCATTGTTGATTATGAATTATGGGAAGAAGGATGTACTCACTTTTCTATTAATCATAAGTATTGTCAATATTATCTTGGTGCAGATTTTGCTAGACTTGGTGAGGATACAACTATATTATCCATATATGAGAAAAGAGCAGATGATATTAGATTAGCGTATGTTGAAGAGATTAAACATAAAAAATTAACAGTAGCAATTGGTAGGATTAAACAATTAGATGCTCAATTTGATTTTTTAAAGATGTGTTTAGATGAGACAGGGATTGGTGCTGGACCTACTGATATGTTAGAAGAAGAGTTTGGTAATCGGATTCAAGGCGTTACATTTACAGTTAAGTCGAAAGAGAATATGTACTCAAATATGAAGAAAATTATGGAGCAAGGTAAGTTAAAGTTTCCAATGATTAAGCGAATGTTTTATGAAATATCAGATTTGCGATATGAGCTTACGAGTTCTGGTAATACAAAGATTCACCACGCGGAAGGAGGTCACGATGATTATCCGGATTCTGCTGTTCTTGCCCTTTGGGCTGCTAAAGAAGATTCCTATGCTTTCGGTGGTAAGAGGATTTTTTAATTATATAATTTAAAATAAATAATTTAAAAATAATTATTTGTTAATATTATTATTATGTGGCCGTTTAATAATAAAGTTAATGAAGTATCAACAGTTTCAATTCCTCAGAAGCCTAGTGCTTATTTTGGAGAAACAGTAGTTGGAAAACTTAATGAGCAGTTTAAAGGAGAAGTTGAAAACAAGAAAGTTAAATTTCCAACAGATTTAGGTGAGGAACATCCTTTTGATTTTAAGATGATGGAAGAGCTTTATAAGAAGTTCGGATTCTTTTCAGCTGTTATTGATAAATATGTTGATTTTGTTGTTGGTCCTGGATTCTATATTACAATTGATGATGAAAGGGCAAAGAAGATTCTTGAAGACTTTATGAAGGATGTTAATTTTGATACATTATTAAGACAATGGACAAAAGAAGCATTGATTAAAGGAAATGGATATTTAGAGATTGGTGGTAGTAAAGAAAAAGGAGTTGAAGGACTGAAATTACTCAATGCAAATTATATGTATGTTAATCGAGATAGTAAGGGAAAGATTTTAAATTATAATCAATATAAAGGAGCATTCAATAAGTTTGCAAAAGAAAAGGTTATTGGATTCAACCCAGACCAAGTTGCACATGCTCCATTTAATATTATTGGTGATTGCGCTTATGGATTAGGTATTGGATATTCATCATTGAAGTTAATAGATGATTGGTTATCACAACAAAAGTCGCAACATGTATTAATGGATAGAAAAGCAAACGCTCCACTTCATGCTCAGATAGGATATATTAATGGTGATACTAAGATTCTTCCTAAACCAGAAGATGTTGCATCATTCGGAAAAGATATGGAAACAATGTCTAATAAAACTGAATGGACTACAGATGCATTAGTAAATTTTAAGGTAATTGACTTTGGTAATATGGGAGAGAAGTTCCAGGCGATATTAGAGAACGATTTAGAGATGCTTATTTATTCTTTCCAGATTCCAGCAGTATTGTTGGGTAAAGGGAACATTCCAGAAGGATTGGCGAGAGTACAAATGGAAGCATTCCAAAGAAGGATACAATCTATTCAAGCAGAGTTAGAAAAGATAATTGAGAACCAAATATTGAGCAGAGTATTAGAGGCAAATGGGTTTTCTGATTTAGATGTTGAGTTTGAATGGGGAATTCCGAGCGTTATGGAGACAGAAGGAAAACTAAACATTATGAGTGAGTTAATTAAGTCTCCAACAACAAGCATAGCAATGAGAAACATAATGGAAGATGAGTTAATTGCCTTATTGAAGCTTGATGCCGATGAATGGGAAAAAACTAAATTAGAGCAAGAAGGAAAGGCGGAAGAAGAGCGACAAAGATTGGAAACTCAACCAACTCCGATTGTTCCAGGGCAAAATGCTAAGTTTCCTCAACCAGTTGCTCCTAAGAAAGAACAACCTAAACAACCAAAAGCAGAAGCAGGGACAGAAATAATATTAAGCGAAATAAAAAAGATGAAAGAAGAGTGGAATGAGAGATTTCAGTTACTAGAGAAGAAGAAGATTATAAAAAAAAATATACTTCCTAAAAAGTTGAAAGAAGTTGTTAAACCAAAAATAAAAACATCTAATGTTCTTAAACGACAGAAAGAAAATTATGAACATGCAAGAGATTGCAAGCACTGTAATGAAAGTTGGGGAAATGTAAATGATGTTCAAGAATGGTTAGGATTTAATTATAAAAAATATTTAGGACAGATTAAAAAAGAAGTAGCATCATATGATTTCAATTATATTAAAGCAATTAATGAAATTGAATTAGCTGCTGGTTATTTAGCAACCGAACAAGTAGAAACATTAAGAGGAATAATTGATAATGGATTTGCTAAAGGATTAGGTATGAAAGAAATGGCAAAACAAGTTGATAAAAAAGTTGGATTAAAAGATTTATATCGAATGAATGAAGGAGAAATAAAATTGGGAGCATCAGGATTGCCATTATTATCAAGAAGCGCAGAAAAGAGGTCAATTGGAATTATAAGAAGTGAAGTTACAAGATTAGCAAATGCCGGAGCAGTTGAATATTACAAAGAAAGCGGAATACAAAAGGTTTCTTGGATAGCTAGTTTTGGTGATAGAACTTGTCCAGATTGCGAAAGCTTAAATGGTCAGATTTACGAAATAAATAATCACCCAGACATTCCATTACATCCAATGTGTAGATGTACGATTAGTCCAGTGGTGGATTTGAAATAATGGGACAAATACATGGAAGCGGAGCAGGGAATTGGAGTAATGCAGCAGTAGTTGATAGTTCATTAGGAACTCAACAAGGAAGATTATATGTTAATGCAGCAATTGCAAGTAGTACAGGAAGTCCAATATTAAGTATTAGTCCAGATGGAGGATTATCAACAAGTAGTGTTTATCCTGGAACATCAGCAATGAAATTCAAAAATCAATTGGATGAGATTATCATTCAGTTAAAACAAATAAATACTCAATTGTC